TGAAACGCTAGGACTTTTTTTAATCATTATGAATAACTATGATTCCTGCACTCATTGTGAATAAAGCAATGGCAAGATTATAGAAAAAACTAAACTCAGAGCCGAAGCCGTTGTATACTAAAAAGCATACAAAAGCAACAGAAGTAAAAAGACATATTGGTGCAACAATACCACCAATAAATCTAATTAACATAGGCTTTTGTTCTTTAGTTGTTTTTTGTAGTTTCATTTTTTATTCCTCCGTTAGGTTGTTAAAATTTGCCCCCTGAAAACAGGGGGACTTTTTTATTTTTGATAACAGGCGTTAATAAAACGCTCTCTATCAAATCGAGGATTTTCAGATTGGAAAAAATCTGCTAATTGCTCAACATATTTTCTTTTCTGTTTTCCTTCTACGTAATTTTCGCTCATTGGTTGACTTGTTGCCATTATTTGAGCGACTTTATTAAAGTGTCTACGTGTCATTGTATTTCCTTTGTTAGGGTTAAAAAATCTTTAAGGGGGCTTTTCTGTTGCCGAAGCAATTACTTCACCCCCCTAACCATATAGGAAGGGGTTAAATGAATTGTCCTTAGGTTTTCGCAGGTTATCTCTCAACTTCTCACCTTGTCTGTCTTGTCCCAACTTTGAAGCCGATATTCTGAGTGTTCACATTCGCTACTTTCAGTTCTTTGCTATTAGGTCAGGTTAAGAGTCAATGACTCGGATTTAAGTAATTCCTACTGCCTCAAATTGTCAATAATACCCTATAACTTACAGGCTTCTATTTACAATGTCAAGTAATTTGTCAAGATTGTTAAATGGTTTATTTTTGGGGTTATTTTTAGCAATTGACCGCTTCACCCTTTCCGTTTCACGTGAAACGTTTTAAGGTCTTTTTTGCTAGGTTCCGACTGCTCAGTCGGTTTTTTCCGACTACTCAGTCTAACTTTACCGACTACTCGGTCTAATTCTTCAGATTTATTTTAATTATACATAATATTTTTTGTTGTTTTGAGGGGGTATAGGGTGGATTTACATCTCTTAGTCGTTTGTACCAGCATTCCTTGCAAAGTATCAACTAATGACTAAATAGTAATAATTTAATACTATAATATTTAGAATCAAGATTTAAAAAAATTCCTCTAAATGACTAGTATTGCTAGACTTACAGGATTATTACTGCACTAATTTTTTATCGGTTTTTTACTAGATTGCAAATCCTAATTTTTGGAGGTTTTTGTTGGTATTTATACGACTTTATTGTTTAAATTGGGTTTATGCCAAGATATGATTATAAATGTTTAGAATGTGACAAGGTGTTTGAGGTCGTTCAAAAGATGACTGATGACGCTTTAGAACTTTGCCTATGTAAAGATGAGCAATTCTTAGTAAAAAGATTGCCAAATGCACCTAAATTGGTCATAAATAGTAAAAGTTCAATGTCAGATAGTGCATTACGTAAAGAATTAGACATCGATTAACGTGTTTGACTACTGTTCTTTAATCAAAAAAAGATGTCCCTTTGCAGGTATGGAAAAGGACATAATTTATTGTGGATTACACACAGGATTACAGATACAAAACAGAATTGAATACATTAAGACGTGTCCAAGAACAAAATTTAAAAGGAGATAGCTATGCCGTATCATTATGGAACAAAAAAGAAAAAAAAGAAAAAGAAAAAAGGTAAGAAAAAATGAAAGTGAAGGCACCAAGAGGATATCACTTTATGAAAAAAAAGGGTGGTAAATACTCATTGATGAAACATAGTGGTAAGTTTAAAAAACATAAAGGAGCTTCTTTATATGCAAACTTTCCAATACAGAAAAGACACAAATGAATGTAACTGTATCATCGGCAAGAAATTTTATACCTAAGCGTCTTTATGGAATGCGTAAGATGAGCATTAAAGCAAAACTCAAACGCAACCCTATAAAGAAAAGCAAGTTTTTAAAATATAGTAAATGAAAGAAAAAAGTATTTATAAAAAACCCAATGGAGCAGGGAAAGGCGATGTGCCACGACCTTTAAGTATATCGAAAAAAGAATACGAAAAGCGTTGGGAGAAAATTTTTAGAAAAAAGGAGAAGAAATAATGTGGGAATTATTTAAAGATAAAAACGAGTACAATGAAAAAAATATTATTGGGTTTCTATCCTTTGCGTTGATGTGTGTATTCGGCGTTGTGGATTTAGCAATGGGTATTATTGGAATAGAACTTATGGTAAACGACTACATCTATAACTCGTTCGTCTGGGTTACACTAGGTTCATTTGGAATTGCAGGAGCAGAAAAAGTCTACAAGAAATGAGGAAATCATTATTTAAAGACCGTACGAGAAAGTCAAATGGTGCAAAAAAAACTCGACAAGGTATGAGCCACAATACCAAGTTCGGAACAAAAGGTTCTAAAAAGTATTATAAGAAAAAATACAGAGGACAAGGTAGATGAGTAATCTCGAACTGAAGAAGGCAAATCAACTTGCTGCTATTGATATACTAATTCATAATCCAGAAATCACCAAAAAAGAATTAGCCGAGGAATTAAAAATGTCCCCCCAAACGATTCATAACTGGTTTGCAGATGATAGGTTTGTTGATATGTATTATAAAAAATATATGGTATCATTCAATGCAAAGCTACCTATGGTATTAAATAGTATGATACGAGAAGCAGTAGAAGGTAATGTACAGGCAGGGCGTCTGGTATTAGAACATTCAGGAAAACTTGTTAGAAATATCAATGTAACCGTAGACAGTCCATTTGAGAAGTTCTTAAAGGCAGAACAAATAGACGCAGATGATATTATAGACGCTGAAAGCGAAGAGGTTACAGAAATACTAGAAACCCTTCCAGAAAGAAATCCTGTAAACGACAAGCCTAAAAAAAGAAAAATAGAAGAAAAAGCTGCTGTAGAAAAAATAAAAAAGGGTAAAAAACCATATAGACAGAAACGAAGAGAAGATAGAGCTAATCGTTATCAGTTATTACAACGTGCTAAGAAAGTAGGATTAGAACCATTGCCATCAGGTAGACCTAATAATAATGAAAGACGTAAGTGGCTTGAAAAACTTGTTGAGCTAGAAGAAACGTCTAAGAAAGACCATACTCATCAGCAGTAATATTATACTTCTCAAATATCTCTGACATTTCCATAGAAATTGCAAACATCTCTGCTGTATCTAAATCTTTTATTTCTTTTTGAATGATTGCGTCAGGTGGTGCTATTTTATTACAAATAAACCCTAATAGCTCATTATTAGCTTCGGATATCTTTCGTAGTTCTACGACCATCTTATATATTTTTTTGACTAAATCTTCCATTAAATTTTTACAGTTCTTGCGAAATTTGAAGATGCTGCCATCTTCGTACTACCTATTATACGCATTCTAGTTTTTAATTGCGACTCTAATTTTTTAGAAAATGCTGTCATAGCTTTATCAAAGTCACTTCCAAGTAAGTTGCTATCCAATAAAATCTTATTATCTTGGATTTCATCTTCTGTAAAAAACCATTTACGTACTTTAGGAGTTTGTCTATTGCTTCTTGTTTGACCTGTTAAGTGTAAGGCACCATAATTTGCTCTTGGTTTACCATAAGGATTACTTCTACCTAATTTAGATTCATCTGATTTAATGGTTACGGTCATATCTTCTTTATTGGTTAGCACTTTTGAAATACTGCGTTTTAAATCACCGTGAAATACCATTTGTGGCTCAGAACCTTTACCTGCTTTTTCTTTTGCTCTTCTATACTTCGCTGTGTATGGAGGATATGGTTTTTCGTTTATATCGGTATTATTTTTGAACGCATTATCCACTTTCTTTTTTGCAGCTTTTCCTAATGGACGTATCAAACTATTAAAAACCATTTCTTCTAAATTGGCTTTTTTAAGTTTTTTAAAAGTGACGTTACTCTTGACTGTTACTTTCATCTTCGACTACTAACGTTTGATTTACTGATTTGTTTTCTTCAATTATTTGTGTTGCGTCATCTACGCTTAGGTCTTTATTCTCTTCTGCTAATAATTGAGCTTCAGTAGTTAAGTTATGTTTCAACTTGTACTCATTTAACATAATCTTATCTTGTGTAGTCATAGGATATTCAACTTCAGAGAAGTCTACTTTAAATTGAGATACTTCTGGAAGTCCAAGACTGTTTACTTGTGATAGAGCATACTCTACTCTGTAGAAATCTTTTTCGTACTGACGATATAATTCTTTATCATCAATAAAATCTTCGTGGCGTTCTAAATCTTTAATCATTAGGGAAATACCACTTGGCACTTCACCACCTGATTGTGCGAAAGTAACGAATAGATGATTATTCAACGCCACAAGTTCAATCTGCCATTTAATATTTTCAATCACATCACGAACATTACCTTGTGGTGATACAATATTATAATTACTTCCTTCTGGGAGTGTTAAAATTTCATCTGAACCTGCTCTTACATTAGAATTATCAGAAATCAATCCAGTTACTACTGGTTGTCCAAACATTTGGAATCGTAACCCTAATTGCATTTCAGTCATTGTAATATTGATATGTTCGTTAGCAGATACTAAATCAGAAGCACCTTCAACAAAGAATGAATCTAATTGTTCTTCTCTGTGAGTAAATACAAAAGGCAGTATACCTAAATTGTGTTGTACTTCTTCAAGAATATCACCATTCTCATTGAATTTTAAGTGTAGTTCACTATCCCAATACGCATACATCAATTCATCTGTATCAGATAAATCTGCGTGTCCGTGCATCATTGGATATACGATAGCTTCTGGTCTGTATGGATTGTCACCGAAATATGGCTCAAAATAATAAATAGGACGATATTCAAAACGTTCTTCTAGTTCATCATACATTACATAAGTTGCAGTAGAGCCAAGCAAACGAGTCATTCGTTCCATTTGTTTCATACGAGCATTTTTTACAGAGGTTAAATCTGAATATCTGTCATTAACATTTCTCTTAGCACCAATAGTATAAATTTTTGACATACGATTAACGAATTTTTTCACGATGTTGGTATTGTAATGAGGTATTTCTTGAAATGCGTCAGATTTGAAATATCCTTCGATGTATTGTTCGGTTAAAGAACCAGAATAGTAGTCTAAAAACTTTCTTACTTCTTCTCTACGAGCTTTTGCTTGTTCTTCTTTAAAATGTGTTAGTGAGTCTTGTATAATTTCTCTAGCTGTTAAAACCATCAAAGTATTCCTTTTTATCGTGATATTCTTCCAATGAAGTTACTTCTAATTGGAAATCTATTCAATATAAAATATCTGAAGGCATCGCAGCCGTGTTCATAGAAGCCATCTTTAATTGGATTATTAGAGATAGCTTTTCCTTCTACTGCTTCAGGAAATCTATATCCTTCAAAATCTTCTGCGATACCTACACATTTTTTATCTATCTTTATTCTTCTTAAACCATCTGCATTTTCAAAAAATCCACGACAATAACTGACACCAGATTGTATATCACGAGATAGTTTGTCCATTCTGTATTCTACATAAATTCCGTGTCTGCGTAAGATGTGAATATCTCCAAGTCCAGATTGTCCTTGTACAAAACTACCAGCAGGGTCACCATAATACGTAATCACTGGATAGTTTTTCTTTTTAATCATTTCTGCAAGTTTGTCGGTTGGAATATTTCTTTCGTGAATTATTTCATCTATAATATTAATATGCCAGTTTCCATCTTGCTTATAGGTTTGAAACCATAATACTGAAGGCATTCTAAACCCAAAGTCCATTGAACAGTAAGTAGGTAGGTTTTCTTGGTATGGAACTTCTCCCATATCTTTATCTCTATCAAATGGATATACTCGTCCTTCCATAGAAGTAAACTTTGCAGCAAACTCTTGGTCAAATAATTCTTTAGACATATTTCTTTTTCGTTCTTGTATAAAAGAATCGTTTTTTCCTTCAGGGAACGCATACTGATTTTCCCAACTTGGAGATTGTTGTGAATACCATTGCTCATCTGTTTGCCCTAAAAGAAATAAATCGTAAACCCAATTAAATCCTTCTGGAGTAGTAATAAAGATTGCTTTGCCTTTTCTATCTACAAGAGTAGGAGATAAATACATATCCCAAATCTTTCTTGGCATTTTTGCTGCTTCGTCAATAATTAATAAATCTACACCTTCACCAACCAATGAATCTGGGTTTTCACAAGACATACCTTCTACTGTTGTTCCCCATTTAAACTTAATATACTGTTCTTTTTCTGATGCTCTGTCAATATCGTTTGCTTTACCTGCAACCATATCTTTCCATAT